GAATAGAAAAGGATCAGTTCTTTATTAACTTTGGTACTAGTTATAGACGCCCTAACCTGTATGAGCTAAATGGAGATAGTTATGTAGATGCTAATATTGATCTAATGCCAGAAGAAGCAATGGGTTACGAAGTAGGATTTGGTGCCATAAGTTTATTTAGATACGAATTTGAAGAGGCAATTGAATATGCATCAGGTTCTATGGTCACAAACATAATTGAAGAAGCAATATATGATGACGCTGGCACTCTAATACTAGGTGCTATAACAGAGTCTGTTTGGACTAATGCAAAGTATTACAACTCAGGCTCCTACATGACACAGGGCGTCAGATTTGCTAATACATGGGGACCTATAAGTGTTATGCTAAAAGTTAATGATACAGAACAAGTAAGGATACCTGAAGTTGTTGGAGTTATAACATGGGAACAAACATTTAAAGATGTTAATTATAAGGTACAATATGCAGGACAGTTTGATAGAACACCTGGTCCTTATGATTACTTGCCAGAGGGACAAGAGTTTTTAGATGACCTTAAAAAACTAAGTTTGTTTATTACTAAAAGTTTTACTAATGGATTAAACTTAAACTTCTCATATGAAAACATCACAGATGAAAAAGCAGAAGTATTGCCGTTTTATAATAACCAAAGTAAGCAAGTAAACTTGACATTACAGTACAACTGGTAGTATAATATGAGTATAGGAAAAGATCCAGGAAACATGCATTATAAGATCAGTATGGTTAAAAGTGCAATAAGAATATTAGGTTGCATAGGAGCATGGTGGTATCTTAGCATAGTAATTTTAGCAGTTTCCTTTTTACTAGCAGAACTGCTAGGAATTTTAGAAGAGATAATAGAGTAAATGAAAACGGTATTAGAAATTAGAGATGAAGTGAATGTTAGATTCACAGGCCTTGATGTAAAAACAAGACGTAAAATTTCTGATGCCTGTAAGTACTTTTTATCCTATGCATACCATATGCCTGCATACAAGTTAGGCAGATGGGACGGTTGCGTCAGGTATTGTGACATAGGAGGTAGAACATACTTCCATTTATTAGATAAGTTGGTGCCTATAATTACAGCAGAAGGTTATGAAATAGAAGTTAAGGATATGCGTAAAGCATGGCAGTTTAACTTTGAGCAAGTTACAGAAACAAGTTATGAACATGTTAAATGGCCTGACAAACATCCTGCAGGTGGACAACCTATTATACTTAGAGACTATCAAGTAGATATTATTAATAAGTTTTTAGAAAATACACAATGCTTACAAGAGATTGCCACAGGTGCCGGTAAGACATTAATTACAGCAGTACTAAGCCAAAAGTGTGAACCATATGGCAGAACTATTGTGATTGTGCCTAATAAAGACTTAGTGGTACAAACAGAAAAGGATTACAAAAACTTAGGTATGGACGTTGGTGTTCTTTATGGAGACAGGAAAGAATACGACAAAACGCATACAATATGTACTTGGCAAAGTTTATCAGTATTAGAAAAGAAAAGTAAAAAGTATGAAGCAGACTTTCCTATTGATGAGTTTTTAAAAGACGTTGCTTGTATTATGGTTGACGAAGTACATAAAGCAAAAGCAGATGTATTAAGGAAATTATTAAGTGGTGTATTTGCTCATGTTCCAATTAGATGGGGACTAACAGGCACAATACCAAAAGAAGAGGAAGAAGCAGTTGGTTGTACTTGTAGTTTAGGCCCAGTAATTGGTAAAATGAGTAGTAAAGAGCTACAAGACGCCGGTGTACTTGCAGATTTAGACATACAAGTATTACAACTACAAGACGGAATGATACAATTTAGTAACTATGCACAAGAATTAAAATGGCTAGTTACAGATGAAAAAAGGTTAAAAGAGATTTCAGAGATAATTAAAGGTGTTTCTGCAAATGGAAATACTCTAGTGCTAATAGATAGAATAGCAACAGGGCAAAGATTAGAAGAATTAAATTCAGATTGGGTGTTTGTTTCAGGTTCAATGAAGCAACAAGACAGGCAAGACAACTATGATGATGTCTCTGAGATGGATAACAAAGTTATAGTTGCAACATATGGTGTTGCGGCTGTAGGCATTAACATACCCAGAATATTTAATTTGGTTATGTTGGAACCAGGAAAGAGTTTTGTAAGAGTTATACAAAGTATTGGCAGAGGAATTCGAAAGGCACAAGATAAAGATTATCTTAATGTTTTAGATCTGACAAGTAACTTAAAGTATAGCAAAAGACATCTTACAAAACGTAAACAATTTTACAAAGAGCAGGGATTTAGGTTTCAAGTAACCAAAGTTGACTACAAATAAGGAAAAAAATATGAAAATACTTACAGTTGAGAATAATACATACGATATAGATTGTGTGCCAGATGAAATAGAGGATATAAGATATTGTGTGCTAGATGGAGGAGATCCTGAATTTGTAGACCATTACTTCTTACCGTTAATATTTTTGGAAAGTTTCCATGCTCCTGCAATATGTTTACAAATAGGCGAGTACAATATTCAAATGCCTATGGACTGGAGCATTTTATTATGTGATGAAGATTTAGACGGCTTAGAAATATTGCCGTTAGCAAGTCTAAACAATAGAGGTTTTAGAGTACTAGTTATGAATCCAATGACAACTAGAATACCAGCAAGTCAAGAGATAGGAATTACTAACGTCTACCAAGATGTCAAATGGTATTTTCCTAAACTTAAGAACGGTCACATGTTGGCAGTACCATTAGAAGATGGTCCAAATCCAAAATGTGCCTACTTTGTAAAAGAAGCAAACAAAGTAAAAGACGTTCAGATTGCAGATTTGATTTAATTAATGATTAAACTTTTAGTATGGAGTTTAATTGTTGTTACATGGGCATCAGTAGGTGTACATGTTATAAAAGAGTTCGTAAGGAACCACTTAGAATAGGAGAAAAAAATGAGTAAAATACAACCACTAATGGCGAAGCCAAGCCTTTTTAGAAGAACTGTAATGGGTCTTGTAAGTGCATGGCGAAGGGTAATGGACGTTAAGTATAATCCATTGAAGTATATACCAGACCCAAGTTTACAGACTTACTTTATGTTAGTTCTGTTTACTGTTTGGAGTGTGTTCTTTGGCTTCTTAGCCGCAAACTACTTAGGTATATTTGGATATAGCACACTTGCAAGTATTATTATACATGTTGCTATATTACTACCATTAGCATTCACTAACGCAATCTTTATTGATGCCGAACGCGATGGCCACAAATGGTTAAAGGAATGGAAAGCAGAACAAAACAGATACAGCATAGTTGCTAATAGACTTAAAACTAAAAACTTAGTTATGTGGAACCCAAATAAGGAGGCTTAAAATGGCAAAAAGAAAATTTAGAATAGAAGGCGGCAGATACGGTGGCGAAGCAGTTATTGGGGAAGTGTCTCCAGGTTTTGCTAGTTATTTTGCAAAAGAAGATGAGGGCGATGTTATAGATGCAGTTCTAGAAGCAGATGATTGGACTAATAGCTCTAATGATCAAGAACCAGAAGATGCGTTATTAAATCCAGACTCACCTCCTTATCCAGGAATAGAACCTGATGGTTTTTATATATGGGAAAACGATAATTTTGACCATATAAATGGTCCTTATTCAGACGGCGGATTTTTTGTTTATGAAGTGCCTGCAGATGGTTCAGACGATTGGGATTACGACAAAGAAGTATTTGAAGGCGACGGGCAGTATGTTTATGGTAGAGAAGGCGGATTATTTGGAACAGATGAGCCTGATGTTATTAATGAAACTGATGAGGACGGCAACAAATATGTACCAGTCTTAGCATTTCATAGTGCAGAGAAGGGAGGATTTGGTTGTTGGTTTGCAGAAACAGACGGAGAAGATTTTGATCCTTTTAAGTTAGGCTATGGCATAGTTGAAACTAATGTAGCAGAGATAATAGAAAGTGTTTATTATGACAAGGAAGAATTAGAATATGATAGCGATGGTAATGATACTACCGGCAAAAGTTATCATGCTAGTGTAGGTTGGATTAATATAAAATGGCGTGATGCATTTGATTCAGTTAAAATAGATTGGGAAGACTTCGATGAAAACGTTAAATGGGAGAAAGAAAACTCATGAAACGAATTTTAATATGCGGATTACCAGGCTCTGGAAAATCAACGTTAGCAGAACGTTTAGAAAAAGTATTAGGTAATGCAGTATGGACAAATGCAGATACTGTTAGAGAGAAATTTAAAGATTGGGACTTTACTATAGACGGTAGAGAACGCCAAATGAAACGTATGCAAGATTACGTTCGTAAAAGTGTTGCTAAAGGTAATTATGGTATTGCAGACTTTGTTTGCCCTACAGATGAATTAAGAGAACAGTTTATGCCAGAGTATGTTGTATGGATGAATACAATAGAGGCAGGCAGATTTGAAGACACAAATAAGTTATTTGAAAAACCTTCTGCAGATGCTATTAATGTAGAAGTTACAAAAGAGCAATGGTGGACTGAAGAGTCTATAAATACATTAGCAAAATTAATTGCTGTAGACATAAAAGATCATGAGTTCCAACCTAAATTACCTGTTACACAAATGCTAGGAAGATTCCAACCGTGGCACGATGGGCATCAGAAGTTATTTGAAAGAGCATTAGCAAAGCACGGACAAGTTGCAGTAATGGTTAGAGATATGCCAGTTACAGAAGACAATCCTTGGCCAGTAGATGATATTTGCGAAAACGTAGAAATACAACTAGCCGAATTTGCAGGTAAGTTTAGAGTTTATAGTGTTCCGAATATTATGAATATTACTTACGGCAGAGGAGTAGGCTATAAAATTGAAGAAGAAGTTTTAGATGAGGAAACACAAAAAATAAGTGCAACCAAAATCCGTAAACAATTAAGAGATAAAGGCTTAGTTTAGTGGATAGTGAGTATAGCCATCCTGCTTACACAAGGTATCCACAATTAAAAGAACTTGAGGAGTCAAGAAAAAATATAATGAATTTAAAAGACTCAATACGAACAGTATTAGATTTCCCTATTAAAGGAATACAGTTTAGGGACATTACAAGCATGTTAGAACGCCCTGAGGCATTAAATCAAGCATTAATAGAGCTCACTACTAAGTGTATGCAATTTAAGGCAACAAAACTCGTTGCTATAGAAAGTAGAGGGTTTATATTTGGTTCACCAATAGCAAGGGACCTAGGTATGCCATTAATATTAGCAAGAAAGCCTGGCAAGTTACCAAATGATACATTTCAACGTAGTTACAAGTTAGAGTATGGAGAAGCAGAACTACATATACAGCGATGCTCAGACATAAAAGCAACAGATAAAATTATAGTTATAGATGATTTAATTGCAACAGGTGGTACAGCAAAAGCCTGTGCTGGGCTTATAAGCCAATGCTTTAACGTTCCTAAGAAAAATATTTTAGTTTTAGCAGTAATAGACTTGCCCGATTTAGGTGGAAGTGCTATAATAAAGAACGCAGGATTTAATGTAGATGCATTAATTGATTTTGAGGGTGAATGAAAACTTTAATAATAAGTAATTTTAGAACAGGTAGTTGGCATATACATAACACTTTTTCAGAGTTAGGCTCTTTACCTCTAGGTGAATTATTTTATAATTTAAATAATACTATTGAAGAAAACATTAACCAATATAAATTTAATGATAACGTTGTTGCAAAATTACATCCTAGCCAGTTAGTAGAAAAACGGAAATCTGCTATACTAAGGCTTTGTTATCAAATATGCGAAGTTGCAGATAACATTGTTTACACACAACGTCAAGATACAAAACAGCAAGTTATAAGTTATGCTGTAGCATTAATACAATTTAATAAAGCAGATAAAACTCCTTGGTTAGAAAATAGAAAGGTTTATAAAGAAGAATTATCTAATGAGTACTTAGATGAAATATTTAAAAGATTAGAGACTAATCAACTATTGATTGAAGAAATATATAAAAAGTTTCCTGGTGAAGCAATTACACTCGAAAAAGATTTAGATCAGACCCCATATCCTAATAAGTATAACTATAAAGGAGATTGGAATGTTCCATATAACTTTAAAATGTTAGGAGAAGAAATATGATAGCAGAATATATATTTGGATTAGTGATTACAATATTAGCAGGATGGTTCGCATGGCAATCAAGTGTTTTAGTATCTGAGCGTAAAGCAAGATACAGAGCAGGAACACATGATTACTATGATAACGAAATTAAATAATGGCTAAGAAACCTCAAATACCATTAAAAGATATAATGGCGGCTATTGACAAAAAGGATAGAACGTTTTATACTAACCTATCTGATGAAGGCAAAAAGGCCTTTAGTGCATGGATGATGATGAGATATTGCAGTAGTGTGCAAGGAAAGAATTCCGCAGACTACATTTTTATGACTAATGAGTGTGTAAACTATCAGTTTACTGAGGTAAGTAAGCACCCAGAGTTACAATGGTTATTATTAAGTACATGTGGTGTAGGCTCAATACAGTTTCATCCATATATAAAACCGCCTAATAGTAAGAAAAAGAAAAGTAAGGTATTTGAATTTATATATAGTATTTTCCCTCATATGAAAGCAGAGGATATTACTAACCTAATAGGTCTTAATACAAAAGAAGAATTAAAAGAACTAGCACAAGAACATGGATACGATGACAAATCAATCAAGGACATCTTTGGAAAATAATACTTGCAGATGGTGTGAAAAATCCTTTAGGAGTGAAAGAACTCTTAGTGCTCATATGTGCGTAAAGAAAAGAAGATTTGCCGATAAAGAACTTACACATATTAGATTAGGATATAGAGTATTCCAAATGTTTTATGAAATGAATACACAGGTTAGTAAGCCTAAAAGTATGGAAGACTTTATTAGGAGTCAATACTATGAAGGGTTTACAAAGTTTGGTAGAAGTTGCGTGGTGAATGAATATTTACAGCCGGAGCAATTTGCAGAGTGGCTTATTAAAGAAGGTAAAAAATTAACAGATTGGAGTAAAGATAAATTGTATGATGAATTTTTACTTAACTATGTAAAAAAAGAACCTGGTTTAAAAGCATTAGAGCGTACAATTATGAACCTTAATAAATGGAGTGAGGAGACTGGTAACCAATGGCAAGACTATTTTAAAGTAGTTACGCCTGCAAGAGCAGTACATGACATTAGAAGTGCAAAAATTAGTCCATGGGTATTGTATTTGAGCGAGACTGGTGGAGAATTATTAACAAGGTTTAATGATGAGCAGGTTAAAATGATACAACATGTTATTGACACAACATTTTGGATGAAACATTTTGGCCAAAACAAAGAAGAAGTATTAGAAATAAAAGAAACATGCGAGGTAGCAGGAATATGAAAGAGTTAATTGAAAAAACGTCACAATGGCATCATGATAGAAATCTAATTGATGGTGCAACTAGTAAAGACCAAGTACTAAAACTTATACAAGAAGTTGGAGAGCTTTCAGATAGTGTATGCAAAGGAGAAGATGTTAAAGATGATATAGGAGATTGCCTTGTTATCTTAATTAACATTGCTGAGAGAGAAGGCACTACATTAGAAGAATGTTTGGGTGTTGCTTATGAAGATATAAAAGATCGTAAGGGCATGATGATTGATGGTATATTTGTTAAGGAAGATGATTTAATTAGACAAGGCTTAGGATTGAAATGAAGTTTGATTTTGATGTAGATATTGATATGGCTAACAGAGATGAATTTCTCAGGCTAGTTAATCATACGCCTGCAAGTATTGAGAAAGATGGTAAATTTACCAAGCATAATACTGGCGTCTACTTTCAAAATGTACCTAACTTCCCTTTACAAGGTTACAGTACAGTAGATCACAAACAAGCAGAACAAGAGGGTTGGTTTAAAGTTGACTTTTTAAACAACCATATATATGAAAATATAAAAGACGAAGCACACTTAGATAAACTAGTTGCAACTGAGCCTATGTGGGAATTATTTGAACACAAAGAAGTTGTAGAGCAATTATTCCACATTAGTAATCACTATGATATTGTTAAACAGCATATACCTACAAGTTTAGAACAGTTAGCAATGATACTTGCAATAATAAGACCTGGCAAAAGGCATCTAATTGGTAAAACTTGGGAAGAAGTAGAAGGAAATGTTTGGGTCAAGCCACAAGATGATTCATACTTCTTTAAAAAGAGTCATAGTTACGGCTATGCACTAGCAATTATTGTTCAGTTAAATATGATTTGTGAAGGTTAGTCAGTTTTACGAACTAGTTGAACACCGCGTCTTTTAATTCTTTTTCTAATTAAATTCTGTAGCGACGTCATAGGTCCAAACAAAACTTCAATATCTTTCATAACAAACGTAGATAGATAAGGAAGGAATATCTTCATTTCGTGGTTTAAAAATATATCTATAGGAAGTTGTCTATTAGATTCCCACCACCACAATTCTCCAAGCTCTAAAAATGCTTTCTTAATTTCCATTGTTGGCATCTTATTAAGGTCGTAAAATGTTAATATAGTATTATCATGATTTACCACAATACCCACGTATTCGTTGCCACCATAGGTGACACCAGTTATGAACGGGTAACGCTCTTCTGCTTGTTCTATTAGTTTATCTTTCTCCACAATGTTATTTATGTTACAGAGTGATAAATAGTACAATATAAAGAGTTAAAAATTATGAGTTACGGAGATCACAAATTATTTTTATACGACACAAGTGTTGATCTTGTAATCAACTCTGACGGATTATACGTGGATAACAGACCTATGAATAACAAAAAACTAATAGCACATAAAGGATTATCAAATGAGATAATTTTTAATATAAGAAACCCAGATAGAAAACTTCAAAATATAGATTCTGATGTTTTACGAGGCACACTAGTATTACCTAGTACAGGAAAGCGACAGTTTTCCAGAGTATTAACACATACAGGAAGTACTGGCCAAGTAAAACTAAGTATAGTTGAAGGAGATCTAAGCAATCTAACACCAGGATTATACCAGTTGTATATATCTAGGGAGACGCCTGAGGGAACAGACTTGCCGGTGTATGCAGATCAAAATAGTAACATTATATTTGATATAGAAGTAAAAGATCAAACAATGCTAACACCTATAAACACACAAACTGCAAATGTAAGTACTATAATGCAAGTTACTAATACTAATAATGGTGATGCATCAAATGTTTTTGTTACATCAGCATTAAAGGGTAATCAAGCAAGGAATTTCGACTCTTGCTTACATAGTATTGCTATACATCCAAATGCCTATACAGGCAGAATAGATATACAAGCAAGTTGTATAGAAAATACTCCTAGTACTTCTAATAATAGTACTGATTGGTTTACTGTAGTTAGTAATGTATCTTTAACCTCTAACTCAACAATATACCATAATACGTTTCAAGTAAATGCAAATTACATAAGAGTAATGAGCCAACCAACAGCAGGAAATATTTCTTTAGTACAATTAAGAAACTAATTGACTTTTAACAAAATATCCTGTATAATGCTTATATGGATATAGACTTCTTAGTTGAAAAGGTGCATCGTCTCCTTTTAGATAACTTACCAATTAAAACAAATAGAACACCTAGTGGCTGGAACACTATGGATTGTCCTATGTGTACTGATAAAAGAAAACGTGGTGGGTTAATATCAACAGGTGCAAAGATATCCTACAACTGTTTTAATTGTAAATTTACAACTGGTTGGGAGCCTAATCCTACACTAGGAAAAAAATATAAAGACTTAGCAACAACGTTAGGCGCAGATCAGCAAGAAATACATAAAGTTACAGTTGAATTACTAAAGTATGCTGAAGATCTTGAAATAGAAGATACGTCAGACTATGTTTATAATCTAGCAAAGTTTAATAAAGTAGAATTACCAGAAAATGTTATGGCAGTAGATGATTTAGAAGAAAAACATCCTGTTAAACAATATGCAAAACAAAGAGGACTACTTGGTCTATATCCACTGCTATACTTAGAAAATAAGTTATACAAGCAGAGATTAGTAGTCCCTTTTACTTACAACAGTGAGCTTGTAGGCTGGACAGGAAGGCATATCAGCCCTCCTAACAAACAAACGCCCAAGTACTTACATAATATGCAACCTGGTTATGTTTTTAACATAGATAGATTTGCAGATAGTAAAAGAGAGATAGTAATAGTAACAGAAGGTGTATTTGATGCTATACTAATAGATGGCATTGCTATACAAGGCAATAGTATTGGTCCAGAACAAGCACACCTAATTGAAAAGTTAGGTAAAAGAATAATAGTATGTCCTGATAGAGATAAAGCAGGTATAGAATTAATGATGCAGGCCGCTGAACTAGGGTGGGAAGTAAGTTTCCCGCCTTGGCATGTTGATGTAAAAGATGCCGCAGACGCTGTTAATCATTATGGTAGATTGGCAACAATAAACAGCATCATTAAACATGCAACAAATAATAAACTTAAAATAGAAGTAAAGGCTAAAATGCTATGAACGAAAAAATTAAACATTGGAAAGACATCTGTAAGTTACATTGGAAAGAGATTGTAACATTGTCTATTGCTTTACATTGGATAGTTGATTTACTAATAATAGGTCCTATCTTTATTGCAATAGGATGGTTTTTAGGTATACATTTTGGTAATCATTAAATGAAGTTATATGTAAACGGCTGTAGTTTTAGTTACGGTAATACTTTAGAAAATAAATTAGCATGGCCAGATTTTATAGAAGGCTATGATGTTATAAATGAAAGTTGGATAGGCAGTAGTAACAAACGTATACTAAGACGTACAAAAGAATATATCAATACTCATGCGGTACACGATACTATGTTTGTAATACAATTAAGTGATTGGTTCCGTGACGAATGGTATGACTCGGAATTTGATGCTTGGATAGGTATGTGCAAAAATGATGTAGTGCTAGATGATCAATCATACAATAGAAGTGATATAGATATAGATGAACTAAACAAAAAAGTTAAAAGTTATATACACCATTCATTACTACATAGAAGTATTAGAACAGTAGAGGAAGAAACATATAACTTAATTAATTCAATGATAGCATATTTTAATCAGCATGAGATACCACATATATTTACAGGTATGAGTTCAAGGTGTATGCCTGGTGATAATAATGTAGATATAATAGTGCCTACTAAATTTACAAAACCTATAAGTATTATAGCAGGAAATAATGTAATTAGTACTAGTGATGGTCATCCAAATGAAGCAGGACATAAACTGTTCGCAAGATATATAATTAATGAGATAAAAGAAAATGAGTGATTTAACAAACTACAACGAAGAAACGCAAGAACTATTTTTAAAGTTTTTAATAAGCGATCCTGATCTGTTTAGCAGGTGTGCAAATATTGTTGATGCTGACTATTTTAATATAAAGTATAGGAAAGCAGTAGAATTATTTCAAAGCCATTCTAAAGACTTTAATAGCATTCCTACGCCAGAGCAGGTAAGTGCCGCAAGTGGTGTACAACTAGAAGTTATTCCAAATGTGACATCAGATCATCATGAATGGTTTTTAAAAGAGTTTGAAACATTTTGCAGACACAAAGCATTAGAGAAAGCAATTATAGAAAGCACAGACTTATTAGAGAATCAAGACTATGGTACTGTGGAAAATAAAATTAAAGAAGCAGTACAAGTAGGACTTGTAAAAGATTTAGGCTTAGATTACTTTGAAGATCCTAAAGCAAGATTGCAATGGATTAAAGATCAGTCTGGTGCAATTAGCACAGGATGGAAAGGAATAGATCATAAACTATATGGTGGATTAAACCGAGGCGAGATGAGTATTTTTGCTGGTGGTTCAGGTGCTGGTAAAAGTTTGTTCTTACAAAACTTTGCAGTTAATTGGGCATTAGCAGGATTGAATACTGTTTATATTAGTTTAGAACTTAGTGAACAACTTATTAGTATGCGATTAGACAGTATGGTGTCTGGATATGGTACAAAAGAAGTAATGAAGAATATGGATGATGTAGACTTAAAAGTTCGTATGAAAGCCAAAGGTGCAGGTAGATTAAGAGTTAAACAAATGCCTAATGGTGTAAACGTAAATGATATAAAAGTATTTTTACGTGAATATGAAATATCATGTGGTGAAAAAGTAGATTGCTTACTAGTAGACTATTTAGATTTAATGATGCCTATAAGTGCTAAAGTAAGTGGCAGTGATTTGTTTATTAAAGACAAATATGTATCTGAAGAATTGCGTAACTTAGCAATGGAGAAAGATTTATTATTTGTTACAGCATCACAGTTAAACAGAGGTGCAGTAGAAGAAATAGAATTTGATCATCATCATATTGCAGGTGGTATTAGTAAAATACAAACAGCAGATAATGTTGTGGGTATCTTTACAAGTAATGCTATGCGAGAAAAAGGCAGATATCAGATACAGTTTATGAAAACACGATCTAGTAGTGGTGTGGGCACAAAAGTAGACTTAAAGTTTAATCCAGACACATTAAGAATTGAAGATCTTGAAGAAGGGGATGAAGATGCAATGACTGTAACAACATCTAGCCTAGTAGATCAATTAAAACGCAGTAACTCCATAAAAGCAGAACAGCCTGAAGCACAAGATGTTATCTCGGGTGCAATGAACATGAGAGAATTCTTTAAGAAGAATGATCAATAATGATAAATAGCATTATAGATTTTAAATGGAGATATTGTGCATAAAACTCGTAGTATATTAGAAGAGCTTAATCAAATTTCTGTCGACAGAGACAGAGATCATGTGGTGTCTAATAGAGGCGAACATGTCATTGCGAGTGCTATCAGTTTATTAGAACAAATAGACAGATACTATGATGACGCAACAGCAAAAGACCTGCAAAACAGGTTAGTTAATAGCATAAAAGGCCGCGATGGCAAAAAATTCTCCAGAGGTATTGGTAAAATTATCAAAGAATCCCAAAAAGAGAATAAAGATGCTAATTAATGATATCATAACAGAAGAAATTGTATTAAAAGAATTTGGCGGTATGCCTAAATACAATCCAGACTTGGTTAAAGGCATCACGTATAACACGGTAAAATATACTTGGAATAAGGCTGACCAATCCTTTTCAAATGAGAAAACTGGCGAGGTTGTTAAGACAGGTAAGTTATTTAAAGCACTAATTGTTGCCCAACCATTGGCAACCGGAAAACCACGCGGAGGGGTTACCAAAAGAGCCCTATCAAAAGTAGGTAAAGCAATCGGTGCCACCGGTGTTGCCCAACAAAGTATAAACGATCCAAAATCTGGAATATTTAAGAGATCATTAGCTCGAGCAGGTGCTTACATTGGCAGAGGAGTCGATAAGGTTATTCCTGGTCCTGGCGGTAAAAAACAAGCAGGAGCACCAACAGTTGGTGTACAAGGAACTCCAAAAAAAGGTGATGTAAGGCCACTAGTAGATACAAAGGGAAAACCATTAGTTGCTGATCATCGTGGAGACGGTTCAAGCAGTACACATGAATTTGAGTTTGCTGGAAATTTATGGATGAGCCAAATCACAGGAAAAGTTGCTAATACCAGTCAAGCACAAAACCTTAACGGTCAATATGTACGACAAGGCAGTAAGAACGATACCTCAGATGATGAACAAAATTTACAAAGACAAGTTGAGCAAGGAAATCTAAGCCAAAAAGACGCAGACCAAATAAGAAGAATATATCAAAGTGGGAAAGCAGACTCATTAAATTCTGCATACCAGTTATGGCAAGGTAAGAAAAATCCTTCAACACCATCAACACCTAAGCCAAAGTCACCATCTCCAATTTTAGATCCATCTGGCCAACCTTTTAACTCATAATGAAATTTGCTGAGCTCACAGAAAGTTTCGTAAAAGAAATAATACTTGAAGCAGAAGGTAAAAACACTCACCTAGAGCATCTAGAAGATCACATATTTAATAAAGGCTTTAAAGGCGCCAAAGAGGCAGTAAAGTATCTATATAGTTTATATCAAATGCTAGAAGGCAACACAAAAAGTCCTATAAGCATGACGACTAAATGGGACGGAGCACCAGCCATTGTGGCAGGTAAAGATCCTGAAACAGGTAAGTTTTTTGTAGGTACTAAAGGTGTGTTTGCAAGAAATCCAAAAATAAATTTTACAGATAAAGACATAGAAGAAAATCATCCTAACGAAGGGCTACAGGAAAAATTAAAAACTGCATTAAGATATTTAAGAGTTTTAAATTGGGATACCGTTGCACAAGGCGACATGCTTTATAGTAAGGCAGATTTACAAAAAGAAACAATAGATAATGAAGAAGTACTTTTGTTTAAACCAAATACTATAGTTTACGCAGTACCTACAAGCAGTAACTTAGCAGAACAAATTAGTAATTCAGAAATGGGAATAGTTTGGCATACTGAGTATACAGGTGGACCAACATTAGCAGATACCCAAGCAAAATACGGATTTGATAGTAGCAGTTTAGGAAACAGTAAAAATGTTTGGCACAGAGACGCACTAATAAAAGATTTTAGTGGTACGGTTACATTAACAAAAGAAGAAAGTAAAGATGTTAAAAACGCCATTAAAGAAGCAGATGCTTATTTAAAAAATATAGACTCTGCTACATTTAATTGGTTAGAGCAAGGCAATGACATAATAGGAAAAGATTTCTTACCTCAATTAAAAGCACACGTCAATAACAATATTAAAGCAGGAGCATTTGACCAACCTACTAAATTTGCACAAGGGTTTGTACAAAAGTACATAGTCTTTATGACTAAAGAGATTGACAAAGTATCACAACAAACTACTAAAGATGCTAAATTAGATAAACAAGTAGCAGGTGTTAAATTTATAAAAGAAAATTTAAAAAGTATTGTAGCAGTATATGATTTATATTTAAAAATTATAGAAGCAAAGATTAAAATTGTTAAAAAATTAGAAACAATCAGGCAGATGCCAACATTTAAAGAAACAGAAAACGGTTACGAAGTAACAGGCGAAGAAGGATTTGTAGCAGTTGACAGAATAGGCAATGCACTTAAACTTGTAGACAGACTAGAGTTTAGCAGACTAAACTTTGGCACAGGAGTACCTGGAAAGTGACAGGATTAGGTGATTGCTACGAAGCAAATGGCATGGCATTTAGGGACAATAGTAGTCCTACTGCAAGGTTAATACATGCTGATATTACTCCTAGAATAGGTGGAATGAAAGGTATAACTTATGGTCATGCTTGGATACAAGACGGTGATAAACTTGTAGATCATACTACTATAGGTACAGATGTTATGGATTTAATAAAAGGATTCGATGATGTACCTGAAGAGTTTGCTGGTAAAGTAAGCAGTAAATCTATATTTTATGGAATTGCAGATCCTAAAAATATAAAAAGTTATGATTTAAAACAAATGGCTACAATGATAACTAAACATAAACATTGGGGACCATGGCCAGAACAAAATGTGGAATCAAAAATGGATTTTAAATTAATAGACAAAGAAATATCAGAAGCAAGATTATATCGAACTTCTTCAGCATTTGGCCAACTAACAGGTGAGACAGTTGCAGAACTGTTATATTTAAATACATTAGTAACTTATATGCTTTACAAAGATGATAAGCAAACAGAATATGCTAAAGCATACGCAAAGCAGTCTACTCAGTATGGAAAATATACATTGTTTAGAAGCCATGCTACTGATTTATACTTATTAGCATATATGGTATCAGAACCTAAAACAAAAATTGTTAAATTAAGAAACTTTTTGCAAAGCCAAAGTCATCTAAGCTCACTAAAGTTTGATAAGAGGACACATTGGACTTTCTTACAACGATTATCTAGAGGCAATATGACTGATAGCCTAGCAAGTCCATATCTATTTAGGTTAGAGTCGCAATTAAAAATTAAAAAGTCTGTATATAAGCAATGGCGCAGATTAATCATGGATTGGGAAAACTTAAAATATATACAACGTCAGACAGTTACGTCAAGAATAGCACAAGAGTATAGAAAACTTGGAAGAGGCAGTGAATTACTAGTACCTTTAAGTACAATGATAAAGTATAAAAAATATAGAGTGCAACCAGCATTTAAGAAAAAACCTAGTTTAACAACTAGAGTTGCAGGAACGGCCGCAGGTGCAGTTGCTGGTAGATATGCTGGTGGAAAAATAGCCAAGCGATTTGGTAAAGATATTGATAAATATAAGAAAGCAGGTACAGGCCTTGGTGCAATAGCAGGTTATTGGGCAAGTGGAAGGCAAAGACAAAAATGAAAATAAATGAAATTATAATATCGGAACTAACACCACCAACTGGGCAAAACGCAGGAAAGCAGGCTGAAAAAAGAAGATCAGAAGTAGAATATAGAACACTTAAAAGGTTCGATCAGGCATTTGCTGATGAGTTTAAACGTCAATTTATTAAACATGGCGAAACAAGTGTTGATGCGGCTTATCAGGCGGCACAGGCGGAAACACTTAAGAAACAAAAACAACAGTTGGATCTAGATCCAAACAAATCTGCGGAAGAGAAAAAAAAGGAAATGGCAGATTATATAAGTGCAATGCCAGAATTATCTACGTACTCACAAGCACAAAAAGATATCAGGACTGCCAGAAAAGATAAAAAAGGTACCGGAACTGTAGGTGGACAAATAGGTAACCTAAATGCTTATCGAGGTGGACCAGATACTAGCCCAGGCATTATAAGAACAGCAATAGATGGCGTGAAAGATGTATGGAATAAAGCGAATGTCGGCCAAGGATTCAAGAAAGGCAGGGCACTTGGTAAAACTGCATCTGGCTGGTACAACCAAAAGTAAAATCTATCCTGTCTAAAAAACTATAAACAAACCCAACAAATTAGATAAATAACTGTAACGCATAGTTAATCTATGCATTATAATTTAGGAGATAATCATGGCACAAACAAAAAACGCAGGAGCCGGTGTAGCCGAATTTGCAACAGGTACTTTACATAGTAAACATAACCTTAAAGCAGTTTTAGTTGACACAGGAGCAGACTTACAAGCACAAGACGACGCATTTGGCGAAGCAGTTGAAAGAGCACTTTCAATTATCCAACCACTTATGTATCTTACACCAACAGCAACAGCAGGACAAATTCACTGCATAGTTGACGGTAATAACTTTGATGCGGCATCAGTACAAATTCAACTTCAAGCAATCGGAACACAGGTTTCTGGAAGTTATGACTTTAGTGGTGCAACTGTAACTTTAGGAACAAACATAGTAGTTTCATAAGTTTAGTTTAGTTTAGTTAAACACTTAAAAAGGC